CCCATGACCCCCCTTGGTTTGTTTACCCCCAAAAACGACAGCATTACCCACTATCAGGCGTGATAACCTAAGTCATGACTAGATTTGACCAGATAGCCTTAGATGCCCCCGATGGGGTTTACCTAGGGGCGACAGAACCGCGTATTCGGTCAAAACCAGTCGATTTACCTTCACGCGGGCAGGAAATGATAGATTTTTGCGAGTCAATCGGCTTTGAATTGCTCCCTTGGCAGAAGTTTCTTGCCATCGAGATGCACCGAGTCAAACCAGATGGCCGCTGGCATCACAATGAAGTAGGCGTTCTGGTCGCTCGTCAGCAGGGCAAATCTACCTTCCTGGCGCTTCGAATCTTGTGGGGCATGTTCGAGTTAGGTGAGAAGTTGCAGGTTCACACTGCTCACAAGCTGACAACTTCATCTGAAATCTTCTGGAAGATAGATGAAATCATTCAGAACCATCCGCAATTGGCTGCGATGTTTGCCAAGAAGTATGAAACTAAAGGATCACAAGAAATCAAGTTAATCGATGGGGCAAGATATTTGGTTCGCGCCAATAACTCAGCTTCTCGCGGAATTGCAGCGCCTGATGTTATTCACTTGGATGAAGTTCGTGAATATCAAGACCCGGAAGTCTGGGCATCACTTCGATTTACGCAGATGGCTTCCAAGAACCCAATGGCTATTCTTTATTCGAACGCCGGAGATCAGCATTCAATAGTTTTAAACAGAATGCGGGAACGTGGCTTGGCTGCAGCTGCGGGAAGTGATGATCCGATAGGTTGGTTTGAATGGTCAGCGCCAATGGAAGTTCAAATTGGCGACACACCTGAATTCTGGGAAGCGGTTAGATATTCAAACCCAAGCCTTGGCTATACCGTGCATCCTGACAATTTAAGAGCCATTCTTAATGATGAAGAATCAATTGTAAGAACAGAAGTCTTGTGTCAATGGGTTTCCCAAATAAATCCCGCAATCAATCCGTCCTTGTGGGATGCGTGTGGCGATGAGTCGGCAGAACTAGACCAGGAGCAAGAAACCTGGATGGCTATTGACTTGTCGCCAGACCGCCGGGCAGCTGCGCTTATTGCATCGCAACAAAAGGGAGATAAGTTCATAGTCGTTCTATTGCAGACTTGGGAAAACGCAGTCGCAATAGATGACAAAGCACTAGCTAATGATTTAGCAGTTTGGGTGCGCAAATATCCAACTACGACAGTTGCTTACTCCAGGCAAACGGCTGGCGCAGTTGCAGCCAGATTATCTCCAGCCGGAATCTCGACTACTCCAATTGATGGCGCGGTTTATGGACAAGCTTGCGATGAAATGCAATCAGGAATTACTTCAGGCAGGTTGATCCATAAACGCCAGGAAGAATTTACCAAGCAAGTTCTTTCGGCGGTTAAACTTCCATTCAAGGATGGGGGATGGTATCTAGGGAGGAAAGTCAGCAACAGCACAATTTGCGCGGCAGTGGCAATGGCAATGTGTTCTCACTTTGCGACACGTCCAGAAACCGAAGTAGATATCTTTATTGGCTAATCTCATATAATGATATACTTATCCACTATATGGGAATCAAAGACTTCTTTCTTCCAACAATCGCACCGGAACCAATGACGGTCGATGCCGCTGCATATCCTGCACCTAATAATGGCATCGTAAACAACTGGCTCTATCCGGTATCTACTGCATCAAGAGCTTCGGCAATGGCCGTTCCAACAATAGCTCGCGGCAGAAACATTTTGTGTTCTCTTGCGACATTGCCACTTGAACAATATGTAAAGTCAACAGGTTCACACGTTGAACCAAACCGCGTAATCAATCAACCAGACCCAAGAGTTCCTGGTTCTGCTATTTACAGTTATGTCGCGGAAGATTTGTTGTTTCTTGGAGTCTCTTACGGAATGATTATGTCCATGTATGCGGATGGTCGCATTCAAGAATGGACACGCATATCACCTGATCGCGTATTGCCAGAATTGAACTCACTTGGAACTGAAATTATTGGCTACTCAGTTGATAACATTAAAGTTCCACCATTTGGCGTTGGTTCGCTTGTTGTATTTAACGGACTTGATGAAGGTTTCCTAAATCGTGCTGGCCGCACTATCCGGGCGGCTATCGCACTTGAAAATGCAGCAGAACAATTTGCTAAGGAACCAGTTCCAATGATGGTTCTTAAATCTAATGGCACAAACTTAACTTCTGAAAGAATTTCAAAGCTTCTTGAATCATGGCGTGTTGCTAGAACTAACCGCAGCACCGCATTCTTAAATGCTGACGTTGAATTACAGGCGATGGGTATTGATCCCAATAAATTACAGCTAAATGAAGCACGTCAGTATGTGGCACTTGAATTATGCCGCGCCTTAAATATCCCAGCCTTTTTTGCTTCCGCCGAATCAACATCAATGACCTATTCAAACGCAATCAATGAGCGCCGTTCATTAATTGACTTCGGCGGTCGCAACATTCTTCTTGCAATAGAGCAACGCCTAAGCCAACCGGATTTCGTAGGCGCTGGTAATTATGTGCGTTTCTCACTAGATGAATTCCTGCGTGGCAATCCTTTAGAGCGTGCGCAAGTTTATGAAATCCTAAACAGAATCGGCGCGATGAGCGTTGAAGAAATCCGAGAAGAAGAGGATCTACTTAAATGAAAGTAAATTTCCCAATCACTTTAACCGCAGCGGATACAAAAACCAGAACATTAACAGGTCGCATCGTAACCTGGGATGAAGAAGGTTTTACTTCTGCTGGAAAAACAATTTTTGCAAAAGATTCAATAACAATCCCTAAGAATGTTCGTCTATTGCTTGAACATGACAGAACTAGACCTATTGGGAAGCTCATGAGTTATGAAGTTACTGATTCTGGCATCGAAGCATCATTCAAAATTGCTGGCACTATTGCCGGTGATGATTCACTCCTAGAAGCCGCAGAAGGTTTGCGCGATGGTTTCTCAGTTGGAATTAAGTTAAACGAATGGAAGAACGTAGAAGGTTCAATGGTTATTTCATCATCTGAAATGATTGAAACAAGTTTAGTTACAGATCCAGCAATTGATTCTGCTCGCGTTACAGAAGTAGCAGCGACAGATACAGAAGTTTCTGAATCAAAGGATTCAGATATTAAACCAGAAGGAGAAGACCTAGTGTCCGAAACCGTTTCAGAGTCAGTAACTACCGAAGCGGTAGAAGCTGCAAAGTCAGAAGTAACTGTAAGCGCATCAGCGCCAGTTATGTATTCATCTCCACGCGTTAACCTAAATGTTACCGCTGGTCAAGTTGCAAAGGCTCAACTAGCTGCATCACGCGGCGATTCAGATGCTCGCGATCTAATCGCAGCTCTACAAGTTGCAACAGTTGCAGAAAACACAGGCATGGTTCCACCTAACTACCTACGCGATGTTATTGGCATCATCGACAACTCACGCCCATTTATTGATTCAATCGAGCGTGCTGCACTTCCTGCATCAGGAATGAAAATCTTTACACCTAAGCTAGGAACACAAGCAACAGTGGCCGTAACTGCTGAGGCTGCTGAATTCTCATCAACTGACACGACAGTTACCTTCCAAGAAGACACAGTGGTCAAGTTCGCGGGCGCTGGCCGTCTCGATGTAGAATTGGTTGACCGCTCAGATCCGAGCTTCCTCGACCTATATATTCGTGAACTCGCTGCCTCATATGCACAAAAGACAGATGCTTATGCTGCACAAATTGCTGCACAGAACGCAACACAATCTTCATCATCAACAATTTACAAGGCAATTGCTCTTGGTATTGCTGATTCATTCGGCGTTGTTCGCCAGACACCAAACCGCTTACTTGTTGCAAACACAGGTGGAGAAGATGGTATTGACTTCTCAGGTTTGATGGGTGCAGTTGATACAACAGGTCGCCCACTATTCGCAGCGGCAGCACCTCAGAATGCAAACGGGCTTATCGCTCAAGGTTCGACTTCTGGCACAGTTGCAGGACTTAACCTTGTTGTTGATCCAAACTACACAGGTGATGATGCAAACGCTAAGCACGCACTTGTTTACCCATCAACTGCAATGCGTTTCCACGAGTCAAGCCAGATTCAACTTCGCACTGCGGTAGTTGCAAATGGTCAGCTTGACATCGGTTTATACGGTTACGTTGCAGTAGTTAATCGCTACCCAACAGCATTCCGTAAGTTAAACGTAGCGTAAGCACAAACTAATCATGGGGGAGTTGCTCCCGGCTCCCCCAGTCGTTATAGAGAGGAAGATATGGCTTCAATAGTTACGGTCGCTGAATTGCGCTCCATTCTTGGCGTATCTTCCGCTCTCTATAATGATGCTTATTTGACAGATATTATTGACACCGCAGAGCAGGTAATTCTTCCTATGCTCACGAGATATGCTCAACCAATCGATGCAGTCGAACTAGAAGATAATGTGGCCACATTTCACACCCTAGGCGCTCACGAGTTTTCTTTGACCCAATCAGTCGTAATCACTGGTTGCGGATCACCATTCAATGGCACTTTTACAATCACTGCCGTTCCAGACGATTATGAATTTTCAGTAGCTCTTACAAACGCAGACATTACAAAAAGAAATGTAATTCCATCCGGCCTTGCCACACTTTCAGGCGCTTCAACTTATGTTGGAGTTTCAGCAGTCGAATCAGCAGTTTTGGTTGTTTCAGTTGAAGTCTTTCAATCCAGAGTCGCTCCTGGTGGCCAAATCGAAGGTGTGGATTTCACACCAACTCCGTATCGGATGGGGCGCTCACTATTTAACCGCTGCGTAGGACTACTTGGGGCATATATCGATGTGGAGTCAATTGTTCAATGACCGCATCAACGATCCTTTCATCCGTTAGGCAACCGTTGGCAACTGCACTTGCTGGCGTTGCTGGCAATGTCTATGCCTACGTTCCAGAGACAGTAATTCCACCTGCAATTGTGTGCGTTCCAGATTCACCGTATATCGAATTTAATACTATTGGAAAATCATCTTTCCACTGCAAACTTAATTACACAATCACAGTCTGCGTTGCCTATAACAGTAACCCAGCGTCTCTCGACAATATCGAGCAGCTAATCATAAGTGTTGTTTCTGCTATCCCATCCGGGTATGAAGTAGGAGCAGTTCAACGACCAACAGTTACACAAGTAGGCGCTAGCAATTTGCTTGTCGCGGATATCAGCGTTTCAACTTACTACACGCAAACCAACTAAGGAGAAAACCTCAATGCCAACAACAGTCATTACAGGTCGCGACATAGTTTTCAGCATCGCAACAGTAAACTACGATGCGCAAACAACTAGCGTTACCTTGACAAACTCACCAGTCATCGATACTTACCAAACACTAGATGGCAAGGCTTACAAGCACACTGACGATCAGTGGACACTTTCAATTGAACTTCTAGCTGACTGGGGTGTTGCATCATCACTATTCGAGGCAATGTGGACTGCTGCTGAAACAGCACCAAACACTGCACTTGCTTATTCAATAACTGCTGCAACAGGCGCAGTATTTACTGGAACTGCATTTCCAGTATTTCCATCAGTCGGCGGCGCAGCACCAGGAGCGCAAACCGATTCATGGTCAATGCTTGTAGTTGGAACACCAACAGAAACATTTAGTTAAAAACTAACTAGGGAGCAAAAATGAAAAAGTCAATAACAGTCGAGTTCGTGTCTGGGGATAGTGCAACTTATGTAGCCTATCCACCAGACTTTGCAAAATGGGAAATGGCAACAAAGAAGTCCATCCAGGAGTTTGCTGGAATGTGGGATATCTTATTTGTGGCTCATTCAGCCTATAAGCGAGAAGCCGCTGGAAAACCAACTAAGACACTTGATGTCTGGATGGAAAGCGTTACGAATCTTGAAGTTGGCGATGATGACCCAAAAGCCATAAGCGCGGAAGTATAAATCGACTTCTTGTCGAGTTAGCGATAGCGACTCATATTCCGATGAGGGAATGGGAAACTGCCGAGGACATTCTTACCGCGATCGAGATATTGAAGGAGCGTAATGAACCAGGCAGAAGTTGATGCTTACAATCGGAGTGAAATCCGAGAAGTAATCAAAGCCTTCAAAGCCATGGATGTTACTGCCGTTGAAGAAGCCAAAAAGGTATCTGGCGCTCTTGCAGATTATGCACTGGGAAAGATTAAAGAAGCTGCTGGAACTAGAACAGTCGCAACTAAGGTTGCAACCCGTATTGCTGATAATGGCAAGGTTTCTAAGAGTTCTAAGGTAGGCGAAATCAGCCTTGGGTTTGCCAGTCAAAGATTTTCTGGTGGTGGAACTACCAAAAGCCTATGGGGTGGAATGGAATTTGGTTCGAATCGATTCAAACAATTCCCAAAGAGAACACCAACATTAGGGCGCGGAAATGCCGGTTACTTTATATTTCCAACACTCAAGGCTGCCCAGCCTTATATTATTAAAGAATGGCAAGAAGCATTCTCAAAGATTATTAAGGAGTTTGCATAATGGCTACTGATTCCAGAACGCTTAAGTTAGCGATACTTGGTGAAGTCAAAGACCTAAGTGCCAGCCTTAATAAAGGATCAGCCGAGGTTCAAACTTTCGGCGATAAGATTGCAAAGTTTGGCAAAGTCGCTGGTGCTGCATTCCTTGCCGCTGGTGTTGCTGCCGTTGCCTATGCTGGCAAATTAGCCGTAGATGGGGTCAAAGCCGCCATCGAAGATGAAGCCGCGCAGTTACGCCTAGCAGCTTCACTAAAGAATGTTACAGGCGCAACAGATGCTCAAATAGCCGCAACTGAAGATTATATCCTCAAGACTTCTCTAGCCAATGGCGTTACAGATGATGAACTCAGACCTTCATTAGATCGCTTGGTTCGCTCAACTCAAGATGTAGCACAAGCTCAAAAATTGCAGAGCCTTGCCTTAGACATCGCAGCAGCAACTGGCAAGTCATTAACCCAGGTTTCTGAAAGCCTTGCAAAGGCTCATGATGGAAACTTCGGATCATTAAAGCGCCTAGGCGTTAGCATCGATGAAAATATAATCAAGTCTAAGGACTTTGATGCTGCTACTGCGGTATTGGCTTCAACCTTCAAAGACCAGGCTTCAATTCAGGCTGACACTTTTAATGGAAAGATGAACAGACTTAAAGTTGCATTTGATGAAGGCAAGGAAACAGTAGGCGGATTTATCCTAGATGCCATCACTCCAATGGTTTCATTATTCGTTGATAAGGCAATCCCGGCAATATCAGAATTTGCTGGCAACCTTAAAGAGAATGTCCTCCCAATTTTAATGTCGGTTTACGAATTTGTTAAAGGTTTATTTAGCCCAATTATTGAAGGAATCAGAGAAGCATTTTCTAGGGTTTCGGATGAACTAGGCAAGAACTCAACAGAACTAAACAAGTTCCTAGTTTTTGCAAAGGCTATCTTTGAATTTGCTAAGACTTACTTAGCCCCATTTATTGGCGAAGTTCTAGGAGCAGCGTTTAAGGTTCTAGGCGTTGCAATTAGCGGAGTAATTAATCTATTCTCAAGCCTAGTAAATCTTATCGATCGTGCATATAAAGGCTTAGTGGCCTTTGTAAACTTCATTAAGAATAACCCAGTAACTCAAGGCATCGCTGGAGTATTTGGCGGCGGTAGAGCTGCTGGTGGCCCAGTGTCCGCTGGCACAACTTACTTAGTAGGCGAGAACGGCCCAGAACTGTTTACCTCTTCAACCAGCGGAACAATCATTCCTAATGGTGCAATGGGTGGCAACACAGTAAATATCACTGTCAATGGCGCTCTTGATACTGAAGGCACTGCCAGGACTATAGTTGACATTCTTAACCGTTCACAAGCTCGTGGATCACTAGGCGCAGGGGCATTTGCTTAATGACTCAATGGAATCCAGTCTGGCGGGTTATTGTTGATGGAGTTACTTACACA